GCTAGAAGATGACAAGACCGGCGTGGGTGAGATCAGCCGCCAGGCTATGAAATCCGCAGGCATCAAGGCCAACGAAGTGCAATACTCCACCCTGGCAAGCTACGGCGACGACTGGGTCGGGATCGCATACTCTCAGGCCATTTGGGAGAATATCCGCATGGGTACGCCCGTTGCGGCACGCATCCCATCTATCGAGGTTCCGCGTGGCGTTGAGTCTATCATCCTGCCACTGGAAAGCGGCGATCCGACTTTCTACAAGGTTGCAGAGAACACCACCTATGACAGCACCATGAAATACCCCGTCCCGACCATCACCAGCTCGCAGGCTGGTACTGCCAAAGTTACCCTGGCATTGAGCAAGATGGGCGCACGGGTACTCTGGTCTGGTGAGCTTGAGGAACGCAGCCTTGTACCGTTTGCGGCTCAACTGCGCGCCCAACTAACGCGGGCTGGCGCTGAATATCTGGAGTCTGCCATCATTGACGGCGATGACGTAACCACGGCAACCACGAACATCAACGACATTGCCGCGACAGGTGTGCAGGCTGGATCGGAATACTACATGCTGTTTGACGGCTTCCGGCTGAACGCTCTAACCAACAACGCACGCAGCGCCGCGGGTGGACACACCGCCGCCGATTACATCGCCACTGTAAAGCAGATGGGGACGGCTGGCATCAACGCCCTGGATCGCTCTCAGGTATCCCTGATCGTTGATCCAAACACCTACTGGAAAGCCCTTGAGCTTGAGGAAGTCAAGACCCGTGACAGCTTTGTGTCACCCACCATCGAAGGCGGGCGGCTGGCTGGATTGTGGGGATATGACCTCATGGTGAGCGCAAACATGCACCGCATGAGCGCAGTCCGCAAGGCAGACAGCGCGGGCAAGGTTGACCAGGATACCGTAGGAAACAACGCTTATGGAGCAATCTTGGCTGTTCGTTGGGATCAATGGAAACTCGGTTTCCAGCGCCGCATGACTCTGGAAACGACCCGCTTCGCTGCATCGGACACCACAGAGATCGTGGCGATGATGGTGGTCGGCTTGCAAGAGCGCGACACTGAAGCCAGCGCAATCACCTACTACGTGGGCGTTTAATAACCGCTTACCGGTATATGGGGGATGGGCCGCCCTCCTCGGTTCATCCCCCACTTTAGGAGAATAATCATGGGAACTTATATCGCACGAGGGTTAGACAAGAGCAAATATCTTGTCTCCAAGATTTTCAACATTGATAACGGTAACGGTACAACCGACGATGACATTCTGCTTGTCCCCGATAAGGACATTTGGATTGAAGATGCACGGGTTGTTTACACCGAAGCAACCGACACCACCGGGGCGGCTGCCGCCGTCATTGACATTGGCACAACTTCCGGCGGCGAGGATGTTGTCAAGGATGCACACCCGGCAGTGGCTACGGCCATCGGCGCAACAACCGCATTGACCCTGCTCAAGAATCGCATCCCCGCCGGATCAATCCTGAACGTCCGGCATACTGGCGTTGCCACGACTGAGGTCGGGCAATACAAAGTACAGATTCGATACAGGCTGATTAACTAGTGGCAGTACGTGACTTTCACAATCGGCACGCTGGCGAAATGTGCTTGATTATCGGCAACGGGCCGAGCCTGAACGACATACCGCTTGAGCTATTAAAGCAGTATGTTAGTTTTGGTGTCAATCAACTCTACCGGCGCGGGGATGGCTTCCGTCCGCATTACTACGTCACCGTAGATAGCAGAACCATGCGGGAGCATCGTAAAGCTATTGAGGCCGCTTATGGAAATATCCCCTACTTTCTGTCCTCGGATTTGAAAGAATGGGAAGGGCGTAACGTGCATCACTTCACCCACCGCCCTGGGGGAATATACCGGATCGGCGCGGAAGCCAACCCGCCAGAGTTGTTAGACCGCATCGGGATCGCCTGGACCACCGTTATTCATGCCGCCTTGCAAGTTGCCTACTACATGGGATTTACGACGATGTTGTGTGTTGGCCTGGACAATCAAGCGGACGGCCTGCACTGCTACGGTCAGGATAAAGCGGGCGGTTATCCCGATGACTGGAACGCGGGTTATGGCGAACTGCGGCAATGGTTTGAGCAAGCGAAACCGCCGCGCAAGATTATCAATCTATCAACCGTGACGGGCGTTACCACGCTGGAGCGCGGAGATTGGCGGGAGTATGTCGAAAGAAGTAGCGATGGTGGGGTTCAGCAAGCGTTCAAACCGCGAAGCGTGGCAACTCGGAGAAAACGTCGCAATCTGGACACTTAACCACGGGTACTTGCACGGATACCCGCGCATAGATCGCCTGTACGATATGCACCCGTGGGAACTGATCCAAGACCCGCACTTTTACACGAAAGAATACCAGCAGGGGCATTTAGACTTCTTGAAGTCTAAGCATCCCTACCCTATCTACATGATCGAGCAATACCCGGAGATACCCGCCAGTGTGCGCTATCCGATTGAGGAGGCAAAAGCCCTGGCGGGGAGATACCTGAACTTTACCAGCACGTTTTGTTATATGGCCGCCTCAGCCATCATGGAAGGCTATGACAAATGGTATGTACTCGGCTTCGATATGGATCAAGGGACAGAGTACGAATATCAGCGTGAGGAGGCGTTTAAGTGGATCGGCTTCGCCCGCGGTTATGGCGTGGATATTTATATCCCCGAAACCAGCGGGTTATTTGTCAAGCGGTTACTTTACGGCTATGAAGGGATACCCATGATTGGCAGACAGTTGATTGAAGTACACCAGAAGCAATACAGGCGCAAGCAACAGGAGGCAGCCGACCAGATGAACAAGTGGCTAGGCATCCTTGAGGAGCGCAAACGAAGTGTAACAGCGAGGCGGCTGGTAGAGGAAGCCACGAATAAGGTTATTGAATACAACCTAGAAGTGGCGGCCAACGAGGGCGCGGCAAATGCGCTGGCTTTCTTGATTGAGACTTCCGACTTGAAGGAAGTTTACCCGAACTTAGATAATCCGGCGCTAAAACCGGCGGAGGATTAAGATGGATAGAATGTATTTATCAGTTACAACGGCGACAGATGGATCAGCCACCGCTTACGGGGATCGCTCCATTTGCGGCCTGCTTATGGCCGTGCAGTGGGTTGACGGCGACCTTGCAGACGGCGTTGACGCGGTGTTATCTTGTGAGAACACGCCAGGAGCGAAAACACTGCTTACGTTGACCGATGCAGACGACGACGCGACTTACTACCCGCGAGCAGTAGCACACACCGCGGCAGGTGTAGCACAAACCGCATACGATCAGTTTATCCCGATTGACGGATTGCTGAAATTGGCCGTAACTAACGGCGGCAGCGCAAAATCCGGCGGCTGTATCGTTTATTGGCTGGAGTAATCCCGTGACCATCACAAACGGGTACTGCTCACTGGTAGAGATCAAAGCGGCGATTGATATTCCAACCGCGACCACTACGGATGACACCATGCTTGAGCGATTGGTTGAGGCAGCCAGCCGGACGATTGACCGCGAGACGCAACGCACGTTTTACGCCAGGACAGAAACGCACTACTTCGATATTCCCGGCGGGCGCGAGCTGCGTATGGATGACGATCTGCTATCTGTCACCAGTCTAACCAATGGCAACAGCGTGGCAATCGCCTCGACGGAATATAACGTCATCCCGCGCAACCGGACACCCTACTACGCCCTAAAGCTGAAAGAAGGCTCAAGCGTGTATTGGGAGGCGGATAGCTCAGGCAATACCGAAGCCGTGATTGTCCTGGTAGGCACATGGGGACACAGCACCACCGCGCCGCAGGATGTGAAAGAAGCCTGCATCCAGATCGCCAGCGCAGCCTATAAGCGCAGATTTGGCGAAAACTTAGGAGCGGTATCCACTGTCACCGCGGCGGGGATTGTCGTTTCACCGCAGGATATTCCCGTCTTTGCCTGGAATGTAATCAAGGTTTACAAGAGGCGTGTCTAATGGCTTTGCAACTCGCAACCGTAGCGGATAGCATCTCAAAGTTGAGCGTATCGGGCTTGACGATTGAGGATGTGGACGCGTTGAGCGTGTTTATTATCCCGCCCGTTCTGGCTCCAATGCCGGATTACATCACGAATTTCGAGATCGAGTACAACAGCTTTGGCAGCGGTGACACGGCTCAAAAAACGATTAGCTACGACCTCAATTATCGCCTGTACTACGCCCAGGTCGGCAGTGATCGCAAGTTAGCGCCGTTTGAAGGGCTGGTGGATATGATCGCCGCTATTCTGGACGCAATCATAGACGTAGTGAATATCACAGGCGCGATTGAGATTATGCCGGGAGGCACAATCAGACCGGGCATTGTACTGGCTCCAGACGGGGCGCAGTTCTTCGGCTGTGACTTCGCTTTTCGTGTGACCGAGTTCGATAATTAGGTGACTTATGGCAACAGGAAGAACACTAAGCAGATGGGCGCGGGTGTATGCGGGTGGGTATGATCTATCCTGCTATTCCCGCGATATTGGGCCGCTGACTGAGGATTACAACGCCGCCGATTTGACAGCGACCATGTGCGAAGCCGTGCGCGGCTGGCTACCGGATACCCCCACTCTAAGCCCTGGCACGCTGAACGGCGTATTAGACAATACCGCCACGACAGGCTTTCACACCGTCGCCGCGGCATGGCCGGGAACGGCGAAGGTTGTC